GTATTCTACTTCCTTGTTTTCTTTTAGTTTTTCATTTTCATTTTCTAATTCAATTATTTTTAAGTTTAGTTTTTTAATTAACTCAGGATTTTCTTCACTTGTAAAAAGTTTGTTTTCTATTAATTCTAAAATGATTTTTCTTTTCAATGCTTTAAAGTTTGAATTGAATCTTTCATACATTTCATATTTATTTAACGAATGAATAACGGTCGCGTGATTTAAATTAACGCTTTCACCAATTGATGACAAGCTTATATTTGGTCTTAATTCTTTGAGTACATTAAAATACAATGAACGCATTTCTATTACTTCTCTTTTACGTGATTTAATATTTACATCTACTCCTGTATGTTCGTTTATTACCTCTAGTAATCTTTTTGTTATTTCCATTTTAATTTTTTTTAAAGATAGTGTTTAGGATATGGCATTTCTTTTAATAGACATTTCTTTTTCCATTTTTGATTTATAAATTTAATGTATCTAAATTGCCTTAAAGTATGGCTTATACATCTTTCTTTATTGGCTTGTAACAAATCATATTTTTTACCACCTGCTTTTTTACTAGTCATCATACTATTATGATAAACTACATTATCTAACTCCCAAAAAGTGCTTTTATGTTCACCATAAAAATCAAACGAACAAGCTTGATAAACAATACCAAATCCACCACATCTTTCATCTGCAAATGATTGAATCCATTTTACTTTCGGGTATTTTCTTTTAATGTATTTAATAGAATATGAAATCGCCCTACTTTCAGGATATTTAATTTGTATTTCATCACTTAGCCACATTCTATTAAGTTCTAAATATTCATCCATTGAAGTATCTTTGACTACACTTCCACAACTTGCTGGATTCATAGCGTATCCATATTGCAATACACCTATTATTCCGCTTTCATCAAATACACCTAAGTTTATATAAGTTCCATTATAAACCTTCTTTGAATAATGGTTTTTAATAATTATATCAATAGCTAATTCTCTATGTATTTCCTTTACATAAAACTCAGTATTTCCGAATCCTACGCAATCTGCTTCACCGTATAGACTTATTTGGTTTGATAAAATATAACTATTCATTTGATATAATATAAGTTGAAAATGATTTTCCTACTGCATCCTTTGTGAAACTAGGATTTTCCATTGATTTGAAATGATACAAAGTGAAGTCAACCAACATATTTAATATATTTTCATTTGATTGATTTAATAAAATACCATTATTGTAACCTTTCATTTTTAACATTATTGGTATAATACTACCACCATTTATTTTATTTGATTTACCCGCTGATTTAATATGCTTAACTAGTTTTGGATGGTATCTATAATTTTGTTCTAAATATTCGCAAACCTCTAATGTTCTTTCGTATTTGTTTTTAGATAGAACCGCTTTACCTGATTTAATTTGCTGATTACTGCCTAAAAATATTTGTGTTAATGCAGGTATTTTAAATAAATTACCGTAATGTTTTAAAACCTCTTTTTCTTCTTTAGGATTTTTTAAAACCTCATTTAAAAAAACAGCATAATCACCTTTAGGATTTGCACCGGCATAAGAAACAATGTAATCAATAGATTTTAAAGACTTCCCTTTTGTATTAAAAGAAATAAATGTTTTTCTAGCTTCCTCTTCATCTTTTACTTTTTTAATTTTTACACTAATTTCATTTAATTTAAGATTTTCAATCATTGCATTTTTCAAATGGTTTCCATCTGTTAATATTTTCATTCCTGATTCTGTTTCACAAATCAAAATATCTCTTAGTTGTCCATTTTCTTGTACCGCTTCAGACAATTGTTTAACATTTAGTAGATTTAACCATCTTTGCCAATTTGGTGTTTTTACATTTTCAAAATCTTTTTTACTGTAAATTTCAGTTTTAATTTCTTGTGTGTTCATAATTTATTTTTTTTCTATTACATTAAAACAAAATTCTATTTTACCTTTTAAACTTCTAACTTCTTTATTTAAATAAAGACTTTTCACAATTTCTATATCATAGTGATTAGTTAAATCTTTATTACCCGATTTATAAATTAATATAAATTGTTTTAATTTATTTTCCATTTTGTTTTTTTATTTGTTTGTTTTTGTAAAGGTAATAATTAATTTAACTTAATAAAGTATTTAACATTTAATTAACTTTTAATTTTAAAAGATTCCAGCATTCAATATACCTTTGTTTTGCTTTTCCTTTATGTATCTCTTTAAATAATTCATAAACCTTTTTAGTGTATTGATATTTGCTTTTACATCCTACCAAATACTTTTCTGAAAACTTTTTACCATAGCCTTTACAATAGTTTACATTGTCAGCAGTATCGCCTATTATCATTTGTTCGTAGAAGTTATACATAGCTTCCTCTTCGGTGATGTCATAAATCACTTTGTGTTTTATGTGATAATTATACATTAAACAAGGGAACTGTTTATAGTCTTTATCTATTGATACTATTATAACGTTATCCCTCCCTATTTCATTGGAAAGATTAAACCAATGTTTAGCAACTACGTCATCCGTTTCACATCCATAACCCCAAATAGAATTATATGATTCTTTTACAAAATCGTGCATCTCATTTAACAAAGGAGGTAATGCATTATAGTTTCTATTTGCTTTATACTTTGGGCTTATGTACTTTCTAAAGTTTCCCTTTGAACCTGAGAATGTTTTTACCTCTGTTATATCATAAATGTCTTCCAAGTGATTTATAATAGACATAAATACCTCATCAAACTTTACAATAGCGTCATCTAAAACGTGATGAAAACCATCATCTTCTATTGTTTCTCTTTTTTTATAGCAGCTTGAAAATATCAAAGAATCTGCATCAAATAATACTACCATTAGTTTACGTTTGAATCGTTAATAATTAGCTTTAAAATGTATTCGTAAATCAAGATTTCTCTTTCTGTACTGTTTACAATAACTTCTAGTTTTTCATCACTAAGACTTGAGCTTCCTTTAATTAAATTTTTTACTGCTTTCTCAAACTCTCTATCTAATACCTCTAATTTTGAGAATATTTTTATTAACGCTAACTCATTCATTTATACTTTGTTTTATTTGTTCATAATAAGCATCTGATTCATTCCATTCTTTTATCAATGCCATTTCTATTTCTTCTAGTTTTCTAACTAAAAAAGTATTTTCAGATACTTTTGCCATTGAAATACATATTTCTAAACTATCTATTATTTCTTGCTTTTTCATTTTCTTTTATTTGTTTTAATAATTCAATTGCTATTTGTCTATTACTTCTTTCTTGTTCAAAAATGCTTTGTCGCTTTTCGATTGGTTTCTTTGAATTTGCCATATTTTTTACTTGTTTGTTGAGTACAAATATAAACAACTTTTAAACATAAAATGTTAATGAAACGTTAAAATTTAAAATAAAAAAAAACTACCCATTTCTGGATAGCTTAATTTGTAACACATTCCAATAAACTTTATTTACTGATTCTTTGTTTACACCTCTTTTATAATAGAACTCAATTATTCTATTTATCCTTCTAATTGCTGATAGTTTATTTTTCATAAGTCTTTAATTTTTCCAAATATAAAATCATATCCATTGCTTCTTGTTGTGCGTGGTTTATCCATTCTAAGCGAGTTAAATCAGTTCTATCTAATGTAACACCATACTTCTTTATTCCTACGTTAGAACGTTCTTTAAATTGATTTATTACACTTTCAACTATTGTGTCTTTCATTATTTGTCCTTTACAAATTGTCCATTAATCATTTTACCTGTTCTTTTGCTTATAACATCATAGGCTGATTCTAAGCATTCTTCTAAACTTAATCCTTGCATTCTAGCCTGTATAATTATAGTTACTAAAATATCGCCTAAAGCGTCTATTATTTCTAATCTATTATCGCTTTCAATAGCATCTATTAACTCTTGTGCTTCTTCTAGTGTTTTTTCGGCTTGTGCCTTTGGTGTAGCCTTTGTTAAAATTCCTTTGTCATCTGCCCAAAGTTCTACTAATGTTTCTAATGCTTGGTATGTCATTTCTTAAATCTTTTTGAGTGAAACAAATATAATTCCATAGTTTTCTTCATCCCATCATTCTCTGTAAATTCTAAAGGTATATCATTTTCCTTTAAAATATGAACTTGCAAATAATTTGAAATCTGAAACTTAATGACATTGTATTTTGTTTTATTTTTTATAGGTTGAATTAAATAAGCTAAATCATTCTTATTACATAAATGCATAGCTTGTATATCTGATTCTGTTGGATGGTATTTGTCTTCTTTTTTTTTAGCCATCAGTAACATTCTTTTTAAATATTTGTTTCAATAATTGAGAAGACCAACCTTGTGTTAGGCAAATATCATAAAGTATTTTTCCTAATTCATCAATATTAATATCATCATTTTCTGTTTCTATTATTGATGTTTTTTTGTATGATGTTAATGTTATTTTCATCTTAGTCTTAAAAATTCAGTTTCACCATATTCTTTAAACCATTCTTTATTCTCATTATATTTGTCAATTACTGCATTTATAAATACTAATTCATCTAGAGAATTAGTTTGAAGTTTACCAACTATTTCATCGATGCTTCTTAAAATGTTTGTAGTAGTTTCAGGGTCTGTTTTGTAAATTATCTTAAATTCATTTCGTACAGTTTCTTCTAAGTCTTTATTTAAGCTATTTATCTTTTGCTTTACTTGTTGCTTGTATTGCTTTGTAAATGCTAAATTTTCATTTGATTCCAATAATAATTGACTCAATATAACTGATTTTAAATATTCTTGTTGTACTTCACTTACTTCCATTGTTTTGCTTTTTCTATTTCTAAATATGATACTTCTTTACTTATTTTATTATTGTTATTGAATTGAGTAGTTGCAGGATTCTTAAAATTCACTTCCCAAATCGGGTCTATTTTATTTAGATTCCAAGAAAATACACCCTCAGGTGTAGAGTTAAAATACATTGGTATATCTAAATGTTTCATACATTCTGACTGCATTGCGTTGTATTTCTTCTTTTCCAATAACATAGTAGAATAATGTTTTTTTCTGCATTTTAATTCAAGCCTATGACCCGAACAAGGACTATAACAGTCCCATCTAGACATTGGATTCTTTGCTTTAACTAAATCAGGATAAACATTTTCTTTTAGCCAATTAAATAAATCTATTTCTGTCCAATTATTCATTGATTTTGTATTCGTTATAAACTCTTTTTAACTCTTCAATTTTTCCTTTCCAACAACTATCGCAAGAACTTATTTGTAAACGTACATTAAACACATTAAAATAAATATCTGAAATAATCTTTTGCTCGGCAGGATTTAAAGTTGTTTGTTGAGGTGATAAAAAAACAGTTAATGAATTGTAATCCGTTTCATTTAAACAATTAATTTGCCTATTGTAAGGAAATAACTTATTTAATTTTTCTTTACGTTCATCGCATCCACAATCTAATCCGGTCGCTTTACTAAATAACTCAACAACTTTTTTTATTCCTGTTGCTTTTGTTATTTTTTCTACTGTGTCACCAAGCCCTTTGTCTGACATCTTTTTTACTACTTTTTTAGCCATAATTAATATATTTGATTATAATCGTTATTAATGTAATCTTGATAATCTTTTTGAAGTTTATCTTTTAAAATAGACTTATAATTTTTGATAGAATGAAATATAGAAATCAAACTTATATTTGTTTCTTTAGAAATATCACGCATTGAAAAATCAGTATCACGATAAAGTTTAAATAGCTTCTTATCGTACCAATGCCAATTTTCTATTTCTTCATCAATTAAAAGACAAATGTTATGATAAGCCTCTTGTTCTTCAATGTTTGAATCGTCAAATAATTCCCAACATCCATCAAAAGAAACTTTATTTATTTTTTTCTTTTTATTGTAAAATTGATAATACAATGACCTTAGAGTAAAAAGCATATATCCCTTACGAACATCACCATTTACATCTATTAATTTAGTAGCATCTGCATACTTCATTAAAGCAATGTAAGATTCTTGTACTATGTCCTCAGCGTAATCGAACTCTCCCATCTTTTGAATAGTATTAACCCATTCTTTATGATGCTTTGCTACTTCTTCAAGCCATTTGTATTCCATTTAAAAACTTTTTATTTTTAATCTAGCTTCTTTTTTTTCTGACTGCACTTCTTGAATCTCAAAATTAATATTAATATTTGTTAGTTCAGGGTCTTGTTTTATTAACCCATCCATAAATAATTCAAGTTGTTGCCAATCATATTTAGAATCCGATTCTGTTAATTCTTGTAAATATACTATCTTTTCATTCAAGTCTTTAAAGAAACTTATTAACACTCTATTATCTGAATGTAATAATAATGCTTTAGCAGTTGAAAGTTGTATGTCGTTTAAATGGTTTTTAATTGTTGTTTTCATTTAAAATATATCTTTTAGTGGGTCATAAAATGCTCCTTCTACTTGTGGTAATCCAAACTTATTTATTTTAAAACTAAAGTTCTCAAATGATGCATTTCTTGAACGTTTGCAACTTACAGTTACTAATCCTTTGTTAACTGTGTTTAGTTCTAGTTGTATTTGTGTTTCTGTTTTCTTTTCTAAAAACGAGCCTAAGTGACCGGTAGGTTTATCTGACCCAAAATTAGAATGTATTACTGTGATAATATGACAATTTAATTCTTTTGTCCATTTCATAAGTTTTTGAACAACATTGTTTGATTCTTCAATATTATTTACATCACTACATAAATCAGCAATACCATCTATAATTACTAAGCCTATGTTTTTAGCCTCTAATTTATCGTATAGGTAATATTCTATAAAATCTATTCTTTCTTTGAATGACAACTGTCTTAAAGCTAATGTATGGTATTTATTAGTCTTTATACCTGTCATATCTATTGGTCTTTTAAATACATTTGCAGCGTGAAAATTACCTTGCTCAGTATCGAAATGTATCAAATGTTTATCATTTCTATTTGATTTTAAATCACCGCAAAATGATTCTAAACTTTCAGCTAAATATGCAGCAGATAATAATGACACAAAAAACGTTTTCTTTGATTTTGGTGGTGCTTGTATAAAGCTAAAGTTTCCATATGTGCCTATTGGTATTGGATATTCAATTATACCATCTTTAGTTTCGTATTCTTTTGTTCCAAATGATATGGCAGGCTCTGGATATGTTATTTTTTCCAATGGATTAATAAAACATTCCTCTTCATACATTTGCATTAACATTCTTTTTGATTCTTCGTCCATTTGTTTGTTTGTTTAAAAAAAGGGGACTTTTACATCCCCTATGAATACTAAAATGGCAGGTCAGATGCTATTTCTTCTTTAGTTGCTTCAGCTTTCTTTTCAGCAGTTTTAATGCTTCCATCTGTCCATACAACCGCACCATTTCCTAAATACGATTTAGGTTTTTTTGCATCCCGCTCTTCTTTAGTTTGCGAATCTATTAAAGATACGTTTTGCCCAAATTGATTTGAATCGTCGTTTACTGATATTGTGAAGTTATAAAATACTTTACCGTCTTTTCCTTGAACAAACTTTTCTTTAGGCAATGAATCTACTCTAATACTAACGTTTAATAATGCGCTCATAATTGTTTTAGCACTTAACCTTGCAATCGGAATTTAAATTAATTTTAATTGTTTTTCTATTATTTTATTACCTTTTTTAAAATTATCACTAGCCCACAAAGGTTGAAAATTAGTATAGTGATTTAATTTAATTACTTCATCTTCTGTTTTTGCTAAAGATACTGGTATTATATGGTCTAAATGTATTTCACTCAATCTTTCTAAACTCATTCCATCTTTAAATTGCGAAGATATAAAATTTAAAAAGAATTCAAAACTACATCCTAAAATTTCTTGAGTTTTATTTTTTTTAACAAATTTACCATTACAAGTTCTCAAAAAAGATTGACTAATAGATGACCTTATATTCCAAGTCATTCTATATAATAAATCAGATTTTCTTCTATCTCTTTGATATTTATTAAAATATTCTTTTCTATTTAACTGGCTATATTTATATTCACATTCTTTACAATCTGAACGATAACCTGATTTTCTATCTTTTCTAATTCTAAAATTATCAAAGGATTTATTTACTTTACATTTAGTACATACTTTCATATTTTTATTTTATCAATTCCTCTTTTACTTCTTTAGTCATTTTATATTTAGATTCAATTGTTACAATATTACCACCATTTTTTAAATATTCAACTGCTTTTTTAAATTCTGGTGTATTTTTATTTAACCATTTTTTATCGTCTGTTTTTGTTTCTGTTTTATCGTGTTTATTACTTGCGTCAGGGTCTTGTGTATCATCAATTAATAGTAAGTTACCTAATGCGTATTTTTTAGCGTAAGAACTTGCAGAACCATATTTCTGTGGCATTTGCATCCCTTTCTGTTCTAAGTCAATACCAACTACTGCTGATGCTGATAATTCATTTACCCCATTGTTATCGTAAATAATAGCTTCAGATAACATAATTGGAGGGTCAAAACTAATCATTTTTTCTTTAATAATAAAACTAACTTTGTACTTTTCATTAAAAGGTTTTAACGCTTCTAGTATATCTTCTGCGCTTCTAAAGTTGTATTTACCAAAACTATTAAATTTTGATTTGTTTGCTTTAAATTCTTTTTGAATAATTGACAATTTTTCTTGTAATAACATATTTTCCATTTTATTTATTTTTTATAACATTTACCTATTTCTTGAATCCTAGAATCATTTAATGCGTTAATTACTCCTGAGTAAGTTGCATCAATTATTAAATTAAAATCTTTTTCTACATTTGAACAATAATTTTTTGTATGATATAAAACTATTACTCTTGGATTAGAACCATAATCAGCAGAAACTTTTTTACTTACTATTTCATCACAACTACAATCCTCTTGTATTAGCTCATTATTTGTGCAACTAAACAACGTTATTATAATAATTGCTGAAAATAAAACTTTTTTCATTTTAAGATTGTTTTAAGGTGTAAATTTCTTTTTTTATTATAGTCTTATATTCTTGTGGACATTGTTCATCTAAAGCCTCAAAAACGTATTCAGTAAGAATGTTGTTTTGATTTTCAAGTTCACATATTCTATTTTGTAAACTTTGAATTTGAAACCTTTGGAAATCTAGTAAATCTTTCATTATATTAGTGATATTAAAGTTGTGTATAATGTTATTAGTATAAACATAAATACTAATGCTGCTCCGAAATCTTTTAAATTGTTTTTCATAATTTCTATTTGTTTGTTTCTATGGTGCAAATATATAAATGTTTTTTAGATATTGGTTATTTAAAACTGTTAAAATTTTGTTAATTTTATAACTTAGTATAAACGTAATAAATAAGACTTTTTAAGATTCATAAATTTACTACGCTTATACAATAGTTAGCCGTTATTTTTCAGACGACTACGGTTAAAATCTAAAATCTTTTTTATAAGCTTTTCATCACGCTTATTTTGCGGAAAATATGACTTTTCTAAAAATTCAATTTGTTCATAATTCCACATTCTAAAACCTTTAAAAATGTAAAACCAAATCCAAGTTTTTAGCCAAGAAAAAAATAAAACAACGGCTAACAGCGGTTTTGACTTATTGCCGTTTTGGTCTTTAACTGAATTGTCTGTTTGTATTTTCATTGTTCTGTTTTAAATTTAAAGATTAGGTCTTATTTTATCGGCAACAAGACAAAGCCACAGGACGTTATAAACAATTATAGCCGCACTAACTCTGGAGAAAATTCGCCTGTATGTTTACATCGTTTTAATTCAATAATTTCTCTAATCGCAAAAGCTGGTTCATCGATTGGGTCTGCTTGTATAGTTGCTCTTGTTAATTGCAATTCATATAAAATACCGTTTTCAGGTTCAAAATCGGTATCGTTATCAATACAATCTGTAATTAATTGTATATCATACTGCAAGTCTAAAGAATCGTTTATTACACCAGCTAAATGCAAGTGATAACCATCTGTTTCAGGGTTACAATCCTCTTCTCTGTAATAGTTTACTATAATCATAAAATAACTGTTTATAACAGCATATTTGCGCTAGTGGCAGGCTGTTGTGTGTCCGAAAAGACTCGGATAGTCTTAATTATTTGTCTTTATTTGCTTGCAATAGTCTTGAATTTCTGCCACCATCGCAAGATATGCCTTCCGTTATAGTTAAGGCTAAGACCAGCATTCGTCTTCGGTAGATTGGTCTTTCTGATAACCCCATTTAGCAAAACTTTTTCTATCTCTTGGCTCTAATAAGTCAAGTAATGATATTACGCTTTCTAATGCTATCGTTGGCTCTCCTGATTCATTGTAATTATTTACAGTTTCAATAATTTGTATTGCGAAATTTTCTTTTGTCATTTTGTTTAGTTTTAAAAAGTCCTAACTATAACACGTGTTTTCCGTTATAAGCAAGACTATACAAGACCTGCTAAAAAAGGAATATCGGATTTTAATTTACCTAATTCAATTTCAAAAGATGAATATCCGAAATCAATAGTTTTTATAAGATGTGCAAAATCATCTGTATTTTCTATCGCTTTAATTTCAT